AATGGATTATCTGTACGGGGAGCTTGATCTGTATGGAGTACCTTTGCTGTATCGAGGGGTGTATGGATGAGGCTATGCAGTGATACTATTACCGTCTTCAATGCAAGATATAACAGGGACACCGGAAACGACGAGTATTTACCTACCGTCATTTTCGGTGTTTCCTGGTATCTCAACACCGTTACGACTGTAGACAGTAGTGGATTGCGGGCGGCAAACCAATTTACTCTCCGCATACCCCCGGACGCTGATTTTTCCGGGAAAACATATGTTACCCCGAAAGAGTTTGCAGACACAGAGGACGGTGCGGAAGTATTCACCCTGAAAGCGGGAGACATTATCGTGCATGAGGCAATCACCGAGACGGGCCTGCGACCCAAGGACATCCAAGACCGATGCTCTGAAATGGTCACGGTCCTGGCCGTCACGGACAACCGCCGAGCGCCCCGCGGAAAGCATTGGAAGGTGGTGGGGAAATGAGCATGGTTATCAAAGCCCATTTCCGGCTTAATCGTGATCTGCTGACTTCCCGTGGCCTTGAAAAAGGCGGGCGGGTGCAGCAGACCATTGATAAGTCCGTGATTGACTGGAGCCTGCCCTATTGCCCCTGGGACAGTGGCATACTTGCCAAAAGCCCCTATTCCGCTACGACCATTGGCAGCGGGCGTGTGATCTACCCCGGCCCCTATGCACATTACCAGTATTACGGCGAGGTGTACGGGCCAAACATCCCGGTTTTCGAGGACGACAGCGGGGAGCCGACCCGGTTTTTCAGCCCCCCAAACCAGAAAAAGCACCCGACGGGGCGGCAGCTTGACTACACCAAGAGCCAATCCCGCAACGGTCCCCTTGCCGGGTCCTTTTGGTTTGAGCGCATGAAAGCAGACCACGGCAAAGACATTGTGAGGGAGGCGACGGCTGTTGCAAACGGTAAATAGCGCAGAGGCGCTACGGACATGGCTGCGGCAGTGTCCCGCCCTCTCCCCAAACAATCGTTTTCGGGTGGACTACCTGGCCGAAAACCCGACGGAGTACGCCGTGTACGCCGTCCCCAGTGCCATTGTCTACCGGGAAAATGTGCTGGGAGAGGAAATACCCGCCGACATTCAGACCATCAATTTCATTTTCGCCAGCAAGGAAAGCTACGGTGCGGATGTGGTTCAAAACCTTGCCAACCTGGGCTTTTACGACGAGGTGACAATGTGGATTCTGGAGCAAAACCGGGTACGAAACTTTCCCAAAATCAGCGAGGGACGAGTGCGGTCTATCGTGCCTACCCTGACCGCCTACCCCGCTGAAATCGGCAGTGATGCCGCAAAATATCAAATTCAAATTCGAGTAACTTATAGGAGGAATTGAACATGGCAAAGCTCAACCGCAATCGCGGTATGTTCTTTGGTTCCTGGACGGGTCAGCCCGTCGAGGAAAGCGCCAGCGCCCAGGTGCTGGGCACCAGCTCCGCCACCGTGTCTGTGACCGCCGGGACCTTCGGCAAGGCTGTCAACGGCGTTTCTGGTGAGTATGTGTTCCAGTACGACGGCACCAACTGGACCTACAACGGCACCGTCATTACCCTGACCACCTACGGCCTGACTATCTCTGGTTCTCCCGCTGAGGGCGACAGCGTGACGGTCAGCTACACGGGCGCAAGCTCTGGCTGGGAGGCGCTGGGCAAGGACAACGACGATCTCTCCAAGGAGCTGAATCCTGACACCGAGACCGGCAAGAATGTCCTGGGTGAGACCACCTTCACCCACTCCGGCTATGAGCCGGAGGTTGATCTGGACCCCTACTACATGGACCCGTCCCGCAATATGTACGCCCACCTGCTGGACATTGCCCTCCAGGAGAAGTACGGCGAGGCTGATTGTATCGGCTACTTCGCTGAGGCGTTCTTCACGGCGGCCAATGAGGAGACCAAGACCATGACCGGCTACTGCTATGTGCGTCAGGCGTGGTTTGTCCCCCAGTCCACCGGCGGCGACACTGCGGGCTACAACATCCCGTACAACATCCACCCCATCGGGGCAATGACCAAGAAGGCCATTTCCTACAACATGACCACCAACGAGGCCACCATTACCGACCTCACCAACGGCTGATAACCCGCAGGCGGGAGGGCGCACCGCGCTCTCCCGCCTTTCATTTTAACATGGAGGTATTTTTGCTATGGCAAACGAAACTGTACTGCGCGGCGTCGTAGACGACGGCACCCGTGAAATCCCCCTGGTCAACAAGTTTGGCAAACTGATCTGCAAGGTCTATTTCCGGCCTGCTGATTTTTCCATCCTGGACCGTTACGAGGCCCTGATGCACGACTTTGACGACATCGTGAAGCCTCTGGCAGCTCTGGACATCAAGAACGACGGCACAGCGGCCTTTGACGAGGGCTGGCCTGTTCTGAAGCAGGTGGAAACCGACCTCAAGGACCGTATCAACGCCCTGTTCGATATGGAGGAGGCTGACGCAATCTTTGAAAAGCGCAACGCCTTTTCCAGCGTGGGCGGCGAGTTCTTCTGCGCCCGCATTCTTACTGCCCTGGGTGATGTGATCCAGGAGGCCGTCAAGGAGGAGGCAGCACTGTCCGAAAAGCGCATGGCAAAGTACCTGAAAGACGAATCGGGGACGGTGACTGCTAATGCTGGGACAACTCCCGAAAACACTTGAAATTAACGGCGTAGAGTACGCAATCAATACCGACTACCGAAATATCCTTCAAATCTTCACCGCCTACAATGCAGACGAGCTATCCGACCGGGAAAAGGTCTACATCTGCATGAGGCGGCTTTTTGTTGACCTGCCACGGTTGCCAAGAGGGGATTTTGAGGAGGCATACCGGGCGGCTATCCGCTTCATTGAGTGCAATGTCCACGACGACAAGCCAAGCCCAAAGGTAGTCAACTGGGAAAAAGACGAACAGCTCATTTTCCCAGCAATCAACAAAGTAGCCGGTATGGAAGTCCGGGCGGTTCCCTATATGCACTGGTGGACCTTCCTGGGGTACTTCCAAGCCATTGACCGGGAGGATATATGGGGCTTTATCCTCACGATCCGGCAGAAAAAGGCCAAGCACAAGCCCCTGGAAAAGCACGAAAAAGAATTTTACAACGCCAACCGGGACCTTTGCCAAGTGGAATTTGCCGAGAGCAAAGAGACGGCAGAGGACGCCCTGGCTGACATCTTCCAAAGCCTGCTGAAAGGAGGTGACGGATAAATGCCCGGAACAAATTCCGATGGTTCCATCATCATTGATACCGAGCTGGATCAAACCGGGTTTGAGCAGGGGTCCGACAAGCTCCTGGGCGCCGTCAAAGACCTCACCGCCGCAGTGGACACACTGGGCGATAACATGATGGCCTCTTTCCAGGCTATCACCCCCCTGCTGCAAAGTATCGCCGGAAACACCTCCGCAATCTACGCCACCATGAACACGGAAGGTCAACAGGCCGTTGAAACCAACGACGCTGTTACCGCCTCCGAGCAGAACATGGCGCAGGCGGCGCAGGAGGCGGCACAGGCAGCCCGTGAAGGGGCTGGGGCTACCCAGGACATGGGGGAGGCGGCAAACGGCGCACAGACCGCCGCAGAGGGCGCAGGAGAGGCTATTTCCGGCGCAATGAACACGGCGGGCGGTTCCGTCACCAAACTCCAGTCCCAGCTCAACACGGTCAACCAGCAAATCGCAGACCTGGAGGCGCAAATTTCCTCCCAAGAAGCCGCAAAAGCCCCGCTTGTCAATCAGGCGGAGGAGCTGCGGGCAAAAATCAAAGAGGCTGAGGCCGAGGCGCAGGCTTTCGGGCAGGCGTGGGCCAACGGCGTTGCCGGGGCTGACCGGGACGAGAGCGCGGCGCTGGATAAGGTTGCCGCCCTCAAAGACCAGTATGCGGAGGTTGTGGCGCAAATCGACAAGATGGACCGCCCCCTGTCCCGCAGTGAGCGCAAGCTGGAAAACCTGCAACAGAAAGCGGCGGAGCTGACCGCCCGAATCCAAGAGGCGAACAGCGCCGCAGGCGGCGGCTCCCTTGCCGATGGTATGGAGGTTGCGGATCAGCGCATTGTTGACCTGAACAACGAAATGCAACAGCTTTCCGCCCGGAAAAAGGAGCTGGAGGCGGGCGGCGTCGGGCTGGGCTATACCGAGTACGACCAACTGACCCAGCGCCTTGCGGAAGTGGAGCAAGAGCTGAAAGCCTATAAGCAGTCCCTTTCCGAAGGACAGGGGCAAACCTCCGCGTTCCGCAGTATTCTTTCCGGGTTGGGCGGCGCACTGACTACCGTAGGCGGGGCGGTTGTGTCCCTCGCTGGACGCATTGCCTCCGGGCTGGTAGGGGCGCTCAAGTCTGCGGCCACTCACGCCGCCAACCTCGCCGGGAAACTGGCAAAGATGGGCGTCAAGGCGGTGGCTACACAGATTAAAGGGCTGGTCAGCAAAATCAAGGAGTTCGGCAGTGCAAGCAGGAAAGCCAAATCCGACGCAAATGTGCTGGTGAAAGCCCTGACCAGTGTAAAGACCATGCTCAAGTCCCGTATCAAGAGAATGTTCATCAGCTACCTTATGAGCGAGATCAAGTCCGCCTGTTCCGCTCTGGTGCAATATTCCTCCGAGTTCAACAGCGCCATTTCCGGCATGAGAAACGGCGTCACGGAGCTGGGCGGCAATCTGGCGGTTGCGTTCTCCAGTCTGGTCAACGCCATTGCCCCGGCAATCACCACGATTATCAACCTCGTATCGAAAGCGGCCTCCTACCTCAGCGCATTTTTCGCCCTGCTGGGCGGCAAGTCCACTGTGACCGTTGCCAAAAAGCAGACGGACAGCTATGCGGATAGCCTCAGCGACGCCGCAGGTGCGGCGGGAGACCTGGACAAAGCGAACAAGCAACTGGGTATCGACGAGCTGAATGTTATCTCCGAGGACGACAGCTCCAGCGGTAGCAGCGGCAGCGGAGACGCCTCCGACCTTTACGAAGATGTGGACATTGACAGTCTACTCCCGGAGGATGTGTCCGCCTGGTTTGACCGTATCAAAGCGGCGTTTGAGGCGGGCGACTGGTACGGCGTAGGCTATGCCATTACCGACGGCCTCAACACTGCCTTGCAGTATGTGAAAGACTGGATCGACAACACTTTCCGCCCGTTTGCGACCACCTGGGCGTCGAATATCGCCCAAATCCTCAACGGCGCTGTTGCAGGGCTTGACTGGTATCTGCTGGGCAGCACCCTTGCAAGCGGCATCAACGCCGTGTTCGATACGCTGAACACCTTCCTGACGACCTTTGACTTCAAGGCGCTGGGCGTCGGTATCGGCAACGCTATCAACGGCCTGTTCGACAACATAGAGTGGGACCTGCTGGGTGAGACCTTTGCAAACAAGTGGAACGCCCTGTTTGATACCCTCTACGGCATCGTCACGACGGTAGACTGGGCAAATATCGGCTCGTCCATTGCACAGTTTGTAAGCTCCTGGTTCAACACCATTGACTGGGAGACTATCGCCCTGACCCTATCGACGGGATGGAACGGGCTGGTTACGGCGCTACACACCTTCATTACGGAAACCGACTGGGCGGGTATGGCTACCACGCTTGCCCACTCCATCAACACCCTGGCCTCCACCATCGACTGGGGTGAGATGGGCAGAACACTTTCCGACGGCATCAAGAACGCTTTTACCTTCCTGACCACCGCAATTCAGGAAATCGACTGGTACGGGCTGGGGCAGGATGTGAAAACCTTCCTGGTCAACATCGACTGGGCGGGTATCTGTTCCGCAATGTTTGAGGCCATCGGCGCGGCGCTGGGCGGTCTCGCAATGTTCATCTGTGGCGTTATCGAGGACGCCTGGAACAGTGTTGTGGAGTGGTGGCATGATGTGGCCTATGAAGATGGGCAGTTCACCATTCAGGGATTGCTTGACGGTATCTGGCAAGCAATTTGCAACATCGGGGAGTGGATCAAGACCAACATCTTTGACCCGTTCATCAACGGCTTTAAGAGCGTGTTCGGTATCAATTCTCCGTCTACGGTCATGGCAGAACAGGGCGGCTATATCGTGTCCGGCCTGCTGCAAGGCATCACCAACGCCTGGAGCAGCATCACGGGCTTTTTCTCCAGCGCCCTTTCGACCATCAAGACCACCCTTTCCAACGCCTGGAGCAGCATCAAGTCCACGGCAAGCTCCGCATGGAACGGCATCAAAACCACCGTTACGACGGCGTTCACCAACGCCAAAACCTCCCTCAGTACCACGGCGGAGACCATCAAGACCAAACTTTCCACCACCTGGGACAATGTGAAGTCTACGGCGAGTGAGAAGTGGGAAAATCTGAAATCCACCATCAGCACCACCTTTGAGAACGCAAAGACGGCGCTGGGTACGACCGGCACCAATATTCAAACCAACCTTTCCACCACATGGGAGAACGCCAAAACCGCCGCAAGCACGGCATGGGACACGCTGAAAACCAGCATTACCACCGCCTTTACCGAGGCGCAAACCAGCATCGGCCTGACGGCGGACACCCTCAAAACCGCCCTGTCTACTGCCTGGGACAGCATTAAGACCACGGCAAGCACCAAATGGACGGATCTGAAAACCACCGTTACCAACACCTTTACCAACCTGAAAACCGACCTCAACAGCACGGCGGATAATATCAAGACGAATATTTCCGACGCCTGGGAGAGCGTCAAGACCACGGCGAATACCAAATGGACCGACATCAAAACTACGGTTCTGGACCTGTGGAACAACCTCAAGACCGAGGTGGGGAATGTCGAGTGGAAAAGCATCGGCACAAACCTGGTGGCTGGCGTGAAGCAAGGTATTCTTGACGCATGGGACGCTTTCAAGAGCTGGGTGCTGGGCATCTTCTCCAGCATCATTTCCTCCGTCAAAAGCCTGTTCGGTATCGCCTCCCCGTCTAAAGTGTTCGCTGAAATCGGTGAGTATCTGGACGAGGGCCTTGTGGTAGGTCTCAAAGCCGGTGCCAACGATATGCTGAACACCGCAAGCAATCTGGCGGAAA